AAGGCGGAGGCTTGCGCCGATGTCGGAGGCATCATGGAGTTCATCTCGAACTATGTGGAATAGAAGCTTAGATTTTCCCATATTTTTAGATTTTAATTGGTTATTTGTTGGCCGAAACGGATTCCCAGTCCCTTTCGGCCTTTTTTTTGGAAAAAAGAAAAGGCTGGCAATTAAGTTTGCCAACCTTTTCGCTGAAGATGAAAATGATATAATTAAGATTCAATCGATTTTCTTACAAAAGTGGATAAATCCATCAACTCGTTTCCAAAACATCGTCATTCGCCTTGTTTCGAGCCTCTTTGCGGATTTTGCGAAGTAGTTGAGTATTGTGCCTCCAACTCCTTCGTCCTTCTTTCCTTCTCCAACTCCTTTTCAAGCGTTTCAGCCTCTTCCTTCTTCAAGCGCTCCCACTCGTCTGGACGGCTTACGGTGTTTTGCTCGGTTGCCGTTAACTGCGACAAAATTCCAGCGTTCTTCATAGTGGAAAGCATTTGATTATACTCGGATTCACTGTACGGTTGCCAAATCTCAAAGTTTGCGTTGATGTTTAGTTTGTCAAACTCAGTTATGGCGTTTTTCTTGATACCCTTATTCACCAACTCGATTGCCAAGCCGCGCTTGAAGAGTCTAACCATCTTGTCTGCAACGTTCTGCCATTCCACGATGCCATTCTTGGCGGTCTGGATGTCCAACGATTGCGTCATCTGAACGGCGATGCCGCTCGTGTCGGAAGATGTGTGGATGTCGGAAGGAAGGATGAATGTAGTGCCAGTGGCAATCTCGATTTGCTTGAACATCAAGTCGAGAGTGTCGATGCCGTTCTGCGGCTTGGGCGGGTCGAGGAACTTCGCGTCTCCCTTGTCCTCGTATCCCACATCGTTCAAGACGATGTTGCCTGCAATCTTCTTCGCGTTCGGGTCTATCCTGCCCTTCACATAGAGCAAGCCCCAACCGAACTTGTTCTGCAACACTTGGAAGATGTTCGCGGTGCGCTCGTAGCCTTCAATCAAGGTCTGCCCCCTGTCCCAAGCGACAGCCGTCCGCTTCGTAATCAAGGGTATCTCTCCGAACGAATGCGGCTCGACGACCAACTCGTAGTCGCCAGTTTCCGTAGTGGTGAAGCGGTAGAAGTTACGGTCATCCCAACAGTCGATGCACTCGTTGTTGTCAGAATCGACATAGTAGACCACTTCAAGCATACGGTCTCCGTTCTCGTCGTTGTGCGAGCAGATTACATATCCGTCCTCGTATGAGATTAGCCTCGACTTGATTTCGCCGTGGCGGTCGAGGTAGTAGAGCAAACCAGCGTCGCCGAACGACTTTGCCGTAGCCACCATCTTTACCTTCATGCCGTCTTGGTTGCGCAAGTCCCAGTAGTGCTTGAATGTCACGAAGTCCTCTTGCATAGAGTCGGTCGGTTTCTTGTCCGACAGCGTGAACTTCATCGGCAAGCATGCCATGTGTAGGGTCTGCTTCTCCATAATGCACTGCTGAAATGGGAACGAGGATTTTACGAACTTGATTTCCATCGCTCCGTTCTCTGCGGTCTTGACGCAAATCGAAGGTATGTTCTCGTCGAACAGCACGGTGTGCATGTAGGGGTCTAACTCTGCCATGTACTGGTCTTGGCTGACCACTGTCCTTCTCATGGTCGAGTGCTTCGCCGTGACCTTTGTTCCAAGGCTCACTCCGTTTCTGTAGCCTCCGCTTGTGGTTGCCTTTATAGTTCCTCCCCTCGTGAAAGGCTTCTTCCTCAATAGTTTGTCGCGGTCTTTCAAAAGAGCCGAGACATCGTTCTCTGTCTTTGCCGACGCAAGCAGGGCGTCGACATCTTGTGTGTTGGTATTAGTTTCCATTGTTTTGAGTATTTTCTGTTAAACCATATTCTTCCATCAAGTCTTGCTTGCTCGGAATGTAGATTTCCCTGTTGCAGTGCGGACACACATTGTTGTACCTCTTTTGCACAACAATGTACCTTGCTTGCTGCTTGCTCTCGACCTTGAACTTGTCGTTGAGCTTGACGCGGATGTCCGCCATAATCTTTAAACCATCCTTCGGGTCTACCAATCCGTCATCCATCGCTTGTTGCGTCTTTTCAAGCAGAATTTCCATCTCGCGTCTGTTTTGCTCAAAGGTGATTCCGCCAGTGTCGGCATCGGTGCTGAAACTTTTGATATATCCTTCGTCTGACATGTATTGCTCCAACTTGCCACGCATTTCGCCGTCTGCATAGTCATCGTATCCTTCCGTACCGAAAAGGCATTGGTAGGCTGTCTTGCTGTCGGCAAACATCTTTGAAAGCAAGGTGTAGGCTATATCCCTCACTCGGATTGTCTCACCGCTTTCCTTGAAATGCTCTATTGTTTTTTTTATTTGTTCGTTGTTCATATTGTAGTGTTGTTAAAAGCCCCCGTAACTCACGCCAAACTGCGTGTCATCGTATATGTTTACTCTGTTGCCAGAATCCATTTCATCTTGGTATCCCTCGTATTGCCTACGGCTGTTTTCCAACTCGTAGCCGTCTGGTATGTTGAGCAGCGGGTACATTCTCATTGCGCATACGTCAAGGACATCCATAGAACGCCCACGCCCAAGTTTTTGGTTCATCTCTTTTTTCGTCATCAAGCGTGTCTTTCCGCTTTGCGCATCTACATATCGTATAACCTTTGCTTCCTCCTTGAACTCTTCCTCTACGCTAATCCTTTGGCGTAGGTTTTGGTGTGTGTAGGCTCGTTTGGATATGTCTTGCGAGAATGATATTCCATTCCTCTTTATAAGAGATATGAGTTTTCCGTAACAGCAATCCTTCAACTTGACATACTGCAAAGCGTTCACTCCAATAGGGGCGCGGTAACTCTCGAAAGGAACGGCTTCAAAGATGTAGTCGTTTATGTACCTTGCGCGGATTGCGTCGTATATGATATGCTTGTCACCAACATTGTTTCTTCTCGCAAACGCTTTCAGATGTTCTGCGTTCTCTTTTGGAAGGGATTGGGACAATATCTCCATGTCGATTACATGCAAACCGTCCCAAGCAAGCATAACCACATTGTCAGTGCCTGTGTCCGCAAGGTCACAAGTGACCCAACGGTCTCCGTTGCGCTGTTCGTCGTTGAGGAATACCATTTCAAGCTCTTGGTTCGTGAGCAAGTTGTCTTTGTCATCATCAGGGTCAGCGTTCCAATTGCCTTCGATGTAGTTTAAGGCGTTTGCGCCGCCTGCCATAGCGACAGAGCCAAGGTAGTTCGCGTTTCGCTGCATATTGGCGGTGTTCTCCGCCATCCTTCCTTGGTAGTATGTGAACGACTTTATCAAGGACTTCCAAGCATCGGGCGGCGGCGTTATGTTCCTTCCGTATGCCCCTCTGACGAAACGGTCGATGATTGTCTTGCATTGGCTGTAGACCTCTTCCTTGGAACTTCCCCATATAAGGTCATCAACAGTAGTGCCGTTGACAAAGAAGTATCTGACTACACCTTCCCTTTCCTCGTCCACCGTGCCATCCTCCTTGATGTACCAGTCGACCATCTTGCGAAGCCAGTGCTTTCGTTTAGGATTGGTTGTGATGAGGATTTGCGGTGTTTTTCCAGTACGCCCACGGTTACGGGTGGCGATGGTGACGAAAGTTTCCCAAGTAAAACCTGTGCCTTCGTCGAAATACACCTTGTCCAACTGACGACCCTTGAAACGTTGTTCCACCTTGTCACGGGATTGGTCTGCGACGTGTGTCACCTCTACAACCGCTCCAGTAGGTATATACTCGACACGAGGATTGTCCGACTTGATGATTTTCACGCTTTCGCCAAAGACTTCTTGCGCTATATCGAGCAAACCTCCGCCTGCCTTCAAGTCGTCTATGTTGTTACGAAGGAACACTGCACGGAAGTTAGGGTCGAGGAAATCCTCCGCGACATTCATCCAAGCGGCGGTCGATTTACCGACTGCCACTGCACCTCCTCCAACGCAGACATCTACATTGGTTCTGACGAAGTTCTCTTGGAATCCCTTATATGGTTGGAATATTTCTGCCATAAATCGCCGCAAATATACGCTTTTTTCCACAAAAACAAGCGTAAACACTTAAAGTAAAACTTCAAGTAACGGTCGAAAATCGTTGAAAAACCGAACATTCCGTATAAATAAAAGTTATTATTTAAAAATTCATAACACTATAACACAGCAACTTAACCTTTACCGTAACCAAAACTTTAAATAAAGTTGCGTAACTTATTGAAAATTATACATATATTTGCACCGAAATAATTTCAACTAACTTTAAAAGTAAATTCACATGACTAAGTTCACTAAAGAACAGGCTATCAAAGAACTTGAAGCCAAGATTCCCGCCAAGGACAAAGTACTTGACCTTGGTCGTACCATCTCCGAGGCTGTAGACAACAGCTTGGAGTTGATTGGGGAAGACAGTGAGATGGAGTTGGAGGATTTCGTAGCCAAAGTGTTCAAGCAGGTGAAGACCTCTATCGGCTTGACGCACAGCGAAAACTCCAAGGTCGCTCAGAAGATGCAGTCGCAACTCGAAGAACTTCAGAAGAAAATCGACGAAAAGTCGGGACAGAAGAAGGACGACGGCGATGGCGACGGCAGCGGAAACGAGAACAAGGAAATCAAGGCGATGATGGAGAAAATCGCCAAGATGGAGGAGAAACTTGCGGCAAAGGAGACGGCAGACACCGTAGCCGAGAAACGCAAGCAACTCATCGCGAAGATGTCAGAGGACATCAAGGACAACGAATGGATTGAGGACTACCTAGCCGAAATCAACGTCACGGCTGACACCGATGTCGAAGCCAAAGCGAAGGACTATGTTGCGTTCTACAACAAGACGCACACCAAGGGAGGCAAGGTCACACCGAAATCCACGGACGGCGGCGAAGATTCCGACACCAAGTATGTGAAGAGCACGGTTGCCGAGGCAGCGAAGATTAAGAAGTCTCTGTCTGCGACTGCTGGCGGCAGCCCAGTAAGGTCAACAACAACGAACAACAATAATTAAACATTAACACTATGCCTATCCAAAACAATCCAATCGGACATTTCCGTGGTCTCGGTCTTATCCAGAAGTCTGGTGAGATTGGTGGCTACCGCAATGTCTTCGTGAACCTTGTGGGCAACCATGACGACTTGGTTTACCCGCATTTCGGCGGCAAGGTTATGAACCCTCCCAAGGGTCGTGCAAAGATGTGGGCTGGCGACTTGCTCGAAT